CCAGAGGCTTTATTTTTAATATCACTCCACACATTACCTAATGAGATAGGGTTTGCAGTGTTAATAGCATCCAAAGCTTGTGGGTTTTGAGCAAGGTACAATGTTATTAATGGGCCTTGTTCTTCTGCCAATAACTCCATAGCTACATCTTGACGAATACCGTAATTAGCAACAATATTTGCTGCTTCACCTAATTGTGTCTGGTCTACGCCTAGTTTTATTGAGTTTTCTTTGTACTGATTGCCTCTTTCATTTACTTGATTTATCTGCGCTTGATTTTGCTTTTGTCTTTGATATTCCGCTTGTTCTGCTTGTATCTTTATCCCAGCATCATATTGCGCTTTGTCTTGTATAGATTTGTCCCTGGCATCCATTTGTTCAGCATAATCATCATCATACTGATCGGGTACAGGTAAAATCATCGGTTCTTGTAGAATCGCTTCTTTTTCTTTTATAGCCGCCAATTCTTGTCTTAAAGACTCGGCTTCTCTTTTATGCTCACGACTTTCAAAGGCTTTTTGTGCAATTACTTTGTTGTAGTCAACCTTTGGCTCTACAGTCTCCGTAGTATCTTCTGGTGCAGTATCCAGTTCTTCTTCAAGTTCGGCTTCTTGTTCTTCAACAACTTCTTCTACCAACTCTTCATCTGCTTGTACTTCTTGTTCACTCATGGTTTTGATCCCCTCGGATTTTTAGTAGCGCGATACTGTCGCGTACAGTTAATGACTATCTGTCAAAATCTTGGTCTTCGTTACCAACAATTAATACTTCTACTTCCTTGCTGTCTGTTTTTTCTTGAAACTCTGCAACGTCTAATGCGTAATCTCTTTGGTCTTTTGTAACAAGTCTTTCTAGTTCTTGGGCTTTGAGATTAAATTCAGCCTCTTTCGTCATAGTTTCAAGCTGCAACCTTTCTTGATCTTGTTGCAACTTAAATTGTGCTTGTTGCAATTCCAGTTGTTGCTGTTGCATTTTCATCTGGTTTTGCTGTTCACGGATCATTGCGTCCAGCTTGGCTTTTTCAGCTTCTATTGAGTTCTTATTATTAGCTGCTTGCGCTTTTTGCATTTCAGCTTGAGCCGCTACCATCACGGCATCAGGTTGTTGTTTTGCTGATTGTGCTTGTTGAGCCACCATTTGTTGTTCTTCTTCTGTCTGCTGGTCTGCTGGTATGAGCCCACCTGCTAACAACTGCTGACGTTTACGCGCTGATAATGTATCCATACCAGGTGCATCTACGTTTTTAAGCATTACATCACCAGACATCTGTATTAATGACGGGTCTATCTGTGCCATTTCTAGCAATGCCGCATTACTTTCTTGTTGCCTATTTTGGAAGCTAGCACCACTCGAACACACCACATCATAAGAGCCAATGCTTAAATCATTTAGCGTTATGGGTTGCCCTGTTTGCTGGTCTATAATTGTCTGGTTTAATGTTTCACTCTCTTGGCTACCATCTTCGTTTAATAAATACACTTCTCTTTGTGTGTCATAAACGCTCGGGATAGCATCCACTAATATCTTTGCTGTTCTTGCTATGGCTATTTCTTGAGCTTTAAAGTATTTAATTGTGCCAATATCGCCTTTATTCTGTAACTGCTTAATAGCTACACCAGATTGCAAGCCTGGGTTATCGCCCATATTACTAGCGAATAGGCCAGCAGATTGACCGATCATAGTACGCATACCTTCTGACACGCGGCTCAATCCTGGGTTAATTTGCGCCCCACCATTTTGCTGTGGTATACCTGGGTTTGCTTCATCTACGTTAAAGAATTGAACAGGATCGGTATTAGTGTTCATGGTAGATAGTTCGTCTTCATGTCCACTTGCTTGCTTAGGCGTCATCCAGTATTTAGCGCGTGGTGCTAATGCCCCTTCTTCTATTTCTCTTGATAGCGAATAGTTCAATACTCTTTGTGGATCATAGAGTTTTTCTACTACACCAAAGTACAAAGTTTTATCTTCTACATTTCTAAAGTTACCGTAAGTAGGTATCACGGGTATCATTGAGAATACGGTTTTTTGTTTACTGCCTAACCAGTCCTGTGCATCAAACTTTCTTACATAGACCGTATCTTTCATTCTTGTTCGGCGTTTAACTTCTGTCACGCCCATTGCTTCAAGCTCGTCTTTAATGGTGTTGAAGTCTTCATTGTCTTCTAACACTTGACCAGATGACATCATTACTAGATCGCTTTTTTCTTGTTCGATGTAGTAATATTCGCCTACCATAATAAGGTCAGGCTTATTAAAATACGCTGTTGCTAACCTGTCTTCTGATACTGACTGACCTGAACCTTCAGGGTATTGCTTTTTATAATCTTTGGGGCTTAACCCGCTTAGTACGAAAGCAAATCGGGCATCTGATCTGTCCCGCTTTTCCGATGACACATCAAACCAGACTCTATCAACGTAATTATGGATCGGCTCTATCACTAGATCTTGATTAAAGCTATCGCTATCTACATACTTATGAACTACACGCCATCCATCTATGCCGGCTGTGACCATGTTTCGACCTGCCGCGCTATATATATCCGTGGCATAACTTAGGTTCTCAATGTTACGTATTAGCCCGCTTAATATCTTAGCCGTATCTTCTGATGCTTGACCACCAGCCGGTGAAACTTTAATAGAAAAGTTTGCCATGTCCAACGCGCCCGATACCTGGTCAACAATTGGGCTCGTCAAATCGAAAGTGTAACGAGGTTTATTGTCGTTAGACTCCCAGAACTCCGGTTCCCACTGCCCGTCCCTTTTGTTCACAAACAGTTGAGCGCTTCTTGCTTGACTTCTCATGTCTGTTTCAGCTTCTTGAGAATCTTGCAAGGCGATCAACATTTCATCGTGTTCAATCATTCATTGCCCCACGTGATATTTATACTTGCATCTACATTCTGTTGAATTTCCTGCTGGCGGACGTCCGGCAGTGTTTTACTTAGCAATATTTTTGCGGCGGCGATCTGCGTAGAACTCATTTCAGAATTGTTAAGTGCATGATCCATAAGGGCTTTAACAAGGTAACTACTTTTAATCTTGTCCCTGGTTCTTTGGGTTTGAGAGACATTATCACGTTTACTCATTTCGTAACTCACTCTTTAATTGCTCTTTAATTAACTTCATTGCAAGCCTGTTGCGCATATAGTTACTTCTTGCAGTAACCAGGGCTAAAATTATTGAGATTATTAAACCTATTACCGAAAGAATTTGATTGGTAAAAGTAAGGATTGAGGTTCCGGCCAAAACGCTTGAGAACATGTAAGAGAGCTTGCTTTGTATTGTATTACTAGTAGCTTCAATTAATCCAGATAAATCCATTAACACCGCACCTGTTGAGTTTAAAGCCTATTTATACCGGAAATAAAAGCTAAAATCGTCAAGTTATAGCTTCAGCATTATGATACTCAAAAGATACACTATTGATATAAATTAAGTTGTGCGCTGCTCGTGAAAAAACGGATTAGCTTGTTTTATTGGTTTAACTAAGTTAAACTGTAGACATATTAACAAAGCAGGTTATATTATGAATTTAGATATGTTTTTAAAAGTAGTAATGACAGGTTGTGTGATTATTGGATGGCCTGTTATTCTTATTATATGTATTACTAATTAGGAGTTAATGAAGTGACTATTATAATTATAGAAACACCACACAGCGCCAAGCCAACAGTCTATGAAGTTAAAAACGAGCAGGCAATAATAGATCTGGCTAATAATATGGACTTTTGTTTTAGCGAAAGGAAACAATTTGCAGATTATACAGAAATAGAAGCGGCCAAAGAATGGTTAGGCCACGACCTGCAATCGATAGGGTTTTATGAACTTGATGAATTAAAACGTTTCCAGGGGCATGCTGATCAAGAAATTGCAGTATCACAATTCATTGATGATAACGATCACCTTTTTGAGGGAGAGCAATAATGGAATTTCGCACAGATGAGGAAGCAGTTACAAATGGCCTGGTCCTGGCTGCAACAGCTAAAACAGACAAGCAGTCTCAACAAGCCCTAGATTTGGTCCTGCAATTAACGGCAAGCATGAATGAGCTTCAAGTTTCTCGATGCAAAAAAGAAGCAGATACGATCCTCCAAGGAATTAATAATGCCGGCTAAACCAAAGAAAGAGATAATGCGGGCCATGCGCCTGAAGCGTAAACAGATGGGCCTGGTTGAATTAAAATTATGGCTCACTCCTCAGCAAAAAGAAGCTGTTCAGAAACTTATGGCCAAGCTCACAAAAGACTAGCCAGCTCTGAATTTATTACTTAAAGTTATGGCGCGTTGGCCGACCTGTGTGGACCAGCGCGACCGTAACATTTCATCTGCTGCTGCTGCAAAGTCTTTCTTTTCTATAGCGTTAATGGTCTTGCGGAACAGCATAAACCTAGATAAACCCATATTAAATATCATTTCCACAACTACATCTTTTCTGTTACCTGTTAAACCATGATAAAAGTTAAATCGTTTTGCTTCGTGTTCTGACATTTTTAAATCATTTAACAACAGTATCTCAGCTTCTTCCTTAGTGATGCCTTTGTCTAAGTTTCTTCCATACCCAATAGTGTTTGCGCCAGCAGTACATTGGTAAGGTGTAAGGCTTAAACCCTCATGGAATTTGACAGAAGATAATAAGCTCATTTTTTATCCCAGAAAGCGGCTTCTCCAAAAGTTTTAACAGCCCAATACATTTTCAAAGATCGTCTTCTCCTTAAAAATATAAACCATTTGTTATTATCATCTATCTTTCTAACTAGATTGTTCAAGAATATACG